TAACATTAGATGTTTCTAAGTCACAGATTTTTTGGTGTGACATTGAATGGTTGGGTGTAGGTTCAGTTCGTTGTGGATTTGTTATAGATGGCCAGTTTATTGTTTGTCATACTTTCCATCATGCTAATATAGCAAACAAAGTTTATATGACTACAGCTACGTTACCTTTACGATATGAAATTATTAGTACTGGACCAGCAGCTTCAATGAGAGCGATCTGTTCTACGGTAATATCAGAGGGTGGTTATATGAATCGTAGTGAAACCCGTGCCATAGGAACTGCATTAACAGGTAAAGATCTTAGTGCCAGTGTTTATAGACCATTAGTCTGTTTACGCATGAAGTCAACTGCCCTAGACTCTATAGTAGTACCAACAGCATTTGATGTATTTGGATTACAACAGGCAGCTTTTTCTTATGCTGTTATTCTTAATCCAACTCTCACAGGTGCCAGTTGGACTTCTGCAGGCACAGATAGTACAGTAGAATACGATGTTTCTGCTACTGCACTTTCGGGTGGAAAGATTATAACAAAAGGTATATTTGTAGGATCTAATAAGGGTGGATCTGCTCAGGTTACTTCCAATGACATAGACTTTAGTCAACAGTTAGGTAGAACAATAGCAGGCGTATCAGACATATGGTGCTTAGCAGCAATAGCTACTACAACTAATGATGATGCGGTTGGTATAGTGAACTGGCAAGAGCATAACTAAAATTATATTCTAGTATTTAAAAAGTATAAATAACTTACAGTTTATTTTATAGATGGGACCAAATGAAACAGTACAGACAATTTTTAAAGGAAATGCCTGCCAAAACAATTGTATTTGCTTTTGGCAGATTTTCTCCTCCTACCACGGGTCATGGACTGCTTATTAAGGTAGTTAAAAAGTTTGCATCTAGTAATAAAGCAGATTATGTAATATATGCTTCTAGAACTCAAGATAAAAAGAAAAACCCATTATCGGTGGATAAAAAGATTCATTATTTGAATCTAATGTTTCCACACACCAATTTCAAACCTGCAACTGATACAGAGCGCACACCTATAGAGGTTGCGAAAGCATTAAACTCTAAATATAAAAATCTTGTCATGATTGCAGGTTCTGATCGGGTTGGTGCTTTTGAAAAATTACTTAACCAATACAATGGTATAGAATATAATTATGATTCTATTCAAGTAATTTCAGCCGGTGAAAGAGATCCAGATGCTGATGATGCTTCTGGTATGTCTGGTACTAAGATGAGATCGGCAGCTTCTGAAGGTGATTACCAAATCTTTAAAAAGGGTTTACCCTCTACATTACGTGATATTGATGGTAAACTATTAATGAATGATGTTAGACAAGGAATGGGTCTTGATATCATTAAAGAACAATTTAAACTAAATGTTGATGAACTTAGAGAAAGATATTATAATAAAGAAATATTCAACATTGGTGATATTGTAGAATCAAATAACGAACCATTTGAGATATTAGACAGAGGTAGTAATTATCTTGTTGTTGTAAATTCAATTGGTGAAACTAGTAAAAAATGGATACAGGACGTAGTAATGTCAGAACAAACTTTATTTGAAGATATTCAACCTGGAGATGTACCTTCTGAAATTACATTCAAAGGTTATACAACTAAAAATCTTCATCATTCAGAAGATGCTATTAGAGCATTTGTACAAACTATAAAAATATCCGGTGATCACGATCCAATATCTGTTTTAAATGCATTGAAAGCAACAGATATCTACATGGGTATTAATGATAGGCATTTAGAACAAGGAAAAGTTCCGGATGAACAAGAATTGAATCAATGGGAAGATGCACATATAAAAGCAAAAATAGCTTTGGAAAGAAATGGAGATTTCCTACACCATTTAGATTATTGGCATATGCATGGAACTGAAATAGAACTTATGATAAATCAATTTAGAGCATCAACGGCAAATGGTATGACTGAAGAATTAACAGACAAAACTCTTAAAACTAATGACAAACTTAAAGTTGCTAGAATGATTGCAACTATTTTAGGATTTGATGATGCTGAGAAATCAAGTAATGCTGAAACATTGGTAAATAATGCATTACGTAAAACTAAAACTTTAAATAAAGATTCATTAAAAATTGTTTCCAAAATGTTAAAACTTGCAGATGAAGTTGGTATTAACTATGATAAGAAATCAATTAAAAATATCTCAAAAAGTAATTTAACTGAAGAACAATTTCAGTTAGCTACTGAAAGGGCAGAACGTTATGGAAGACGCTTTCCAAACCCTATTGATAATGTTTGGATTAATGAAGTTAAAATTAATAAAACAATTAAATCTTTACCAAAGGATGATGCTGAAAAGATTGAAAATCTTGCAGCAACTGGACATGCAACTTTAAGTACTAAACGGCATGGAGTTGATCAATCTGAACGTACACATGTAGGATCAAATTTAACTCCTGGTCCAAAAGGTACAGATACTATTGATAGAATGAAAGTCAGGTATATGTATGAAGAATTAGAATTAGACGAAGATTTTGATCTTACTGAAGAAGAAATTGATGAAATAATAGATTCGCTTTCAGAAGAAGATATATTTGAGGCATATGATGATGATGAATTTATTATTATTGATGAAGAAGGCAATGAAGTAGAAATTCAAGTTCCTGTAAGTGAAGAAGCTCTTATGGAAGTTCTTTCTAAAATGGAAAGAATGAAAGCAAGACTTAGAATGGCAAAATATGCACCTAAGTTAACTGCAAAACGTAAAATTGCTATGCGGACTCATTCAGATTCTAAAAAAATAAATAAAAGAGCTAGAAAATTAGCTGTTGGTCTTATCAAGAAAAAGTTGTTAAAAGGTAGAGATCCAGCTTCATTATCTACATCTGAAAGAGAAAGAATTGAACGTGTAATTGAGAAAAGAAAACCAATTATAAATCGTTTAGCTATGAAACTTACTTCAAAAGTTCGTAAAACAGAAAAAGATAGATTATCACATCACTAGGAAATAAAAATGAATGAATTATCCGCGGCATTGAAAATTGCCTTAGCAAACACTTTTGTAATGTATTTTAAGAGTCATTCATATCATTGGAATATTGAAGGACCTAACTTTAATGATTACCATGGTTATTTTGGTGGATTATATGAAGAATTACATAGTGCAGTAGATCCTATAGCAGAACATATTCGTGCTATTGATCAATACGCACCTGTAGGTCTTTCTGATCTTTATGATGCTAAAACTGTTTCAGATGACTCTTCAATAGTAGTATTAACAAAACAAATGTTTTTAAATCTTATTGATGCTAATGATGCAGTTATTGAAAGTCTAAATAAAGCATTTGATATTGCAACATATTCTAAAAAGCAAGGACTATGTAATTTCCTTGCAGATCGTTTAGATGTTCATGCTGCACATGCTTGGCAATTAAAATCATTAAGTAAGTAATATGAAGACTTATAAAGAGTTGCTTGAAGATATTGCAACATCTGATATTAACGTTAAAAAATGGGTAGATAATAACGGGATTACTCGTACTAGAAAAGTTCATCCACGTATGGTTGATTTTAAAAATAGCAAATCTGGCGGTGAACCCAGTCAGAATGGCGAACCAAAAAGGTAATAATAGATGAAAAGTTATAAAGAATTAAATGAGTCATTAGCAGATGAATTGATGAAAATGAAAGGTGCAAAACCTCGTGGTTCAGTAACTGATCAAAAAGCTGCAAGAGACGCTGTAATTGCTAAAAGAAAAGAAACTAATCCTAATCCGCCGGCGCTTGGAACTTCAAGTGACAAGTATAAGTTAGGAGGTTATGATAAAAAGTCTAATCGTTCTTATAGTGAAGAAGTTGAATTAGAAGAAGGTAAAATTCCAGTAAACCATGCACACGATGCAGTTGGTTCAGTATTAGGGCAATCTGCGGCAGTTAAATTTGCATCTAATCTTAAAGCAGTAACTACTAAACACACTACTTGGAAAGATATCAATTCTGCTTTAGTAAAGCAAGGTGAACAAACTCATCATATTGCTAAGATTGCAGCTAAATTGAAACCAACTCAATACAATGAAGAAGTTGAAGAATTAGATGAAGTTTCTATGTCAACATTAGATAGTTACCGCAAGAAAGCATTTGATGAACCTGGATTTAAAAGACAAGCTGGTAGAAAACTTGCTTATGATAAATCAAGTTCACACGGTGATTCTAAGGTTAAGTCTTCTGAAGAAATTGATGTAGCAAAATCTCAAATCAAAGATTTAATTAAACCTGAACATCATTCAAAGTATCCTATATCTAAAATTACCAGTATGACCCATGGACGTAAAATTTATAGAGACGCAAGTGCTGCTGGTCATCTTAGAGAAGAAGTTGAATTAGAAGAAGCACATAAGATTGGTACTAAAGTAACTATTCATAAAGGTTCAGGAGCAGGAATTACTGGACGAATTGGTGAGATTAGTAGAAAGCACAAAGGCGATACAGATCCTTCTTATACAATTTTCCATGGCGACAATCAAGCAATTAGAGCTAGTAAAAATCAATTTAAAACTATTAAAGAAGAAGTTGAATTGGATGAAAAAGAATTAACAGATATAGATGTTAAGCAAAAAGAAAAAGTTGTAAAGGGCATGAAGAAGAACTTACAATCTTTCAAAGATAAGTATGGTGAAAGAGCAAAAGGTGTTATGTATGCAACTGCAACTAATATCGCAAAAAAGATGCCTGATTGATCAATATAAATAACTAATAAACTTAAAATAAGGAATAAAAAATGTCACTTTGGGGAAATAGAGATTCATTCTCAATTACAGGTACAAGCGTTAGTGTAGTAAATGGTTCACCTACTGTTACTAGCAATGGTGTTACACCAACTACTTTTTTAACAGACTTTCAAGAAGGTGATACAATTGTTATTGCCACAGTTAAATATAAAATTTTTAAAGTTGATTCATCCACTGTATTAACTTTAGTTGTCAATTATGCTGGTTCTACTGCTACTGTGGTAAATGCAAACCTTAAAGGAGCAGATATTCCTAAGTATATTCATCAACAAGATTTACAATATGTATTTTTCTTAGATCAAACAGAAGCTCAACAAGAAGAAAATATAGTTAAAGGTTTAAATGAACCAGGTTGGTGGTTTTACAAAACATATACTGATGCTCAAGGTCAAGTTCGTAATAAAGCAGAACACTTGGTTGCATTTTCTGTATTACCTGCTGTATCAAGTGATGCTGCTGATGATGCTACCGTTGTTGATGGTACTATCACTATTACTTCACAGGGTTCTAATAGAACTATTGTTGCAGGATTACCAACAACATTTGTAGTTGCTGCTACATTAGTTGGTGGAACTACTTTGGCATATAAATGGCAAACCGCTACAGATGCTTTCCCAACTTATGCTGATTTAAGTAATTCAGGAGTATTCTCCGGTGTAACTTTAGCAACATTATCAATTAGTGATGTCACAGGATATGATGGTTATAGATTCCGATGTGTACTTAGTTCAGATGGTTGCACAAGCAAAACATCTACACCTAAAACATTGACTGTTACTGCATAATTAATATTGGGGAGTTAAGGCTCCCCTTTTATTATGATTGAAATATTAAATAAAGATAATTTTATACTTTATTGTATGAAACATTATGATAATCCTCAATGTACTTCCATAAAGGAATTTGAAGAGGATTTGAATAGGGTTTTATATATTCAGAAATTATTGACAAGATATATTAATAATAAAGATGAATTAAGAGAACGATTGATATTAAACCATTTTATCGTTCTCTTTAATTTATTTAATGATGCTACAGTAAATATATTGTTTTATAAAATAGATAACGAATATTGGAATATATTGGTTACATTCCTAATTTATTTAAATAGGATGCCGGATACATTACCTCAATATGGTATTATCGCATCTGATTATTTACTTGATGATTATATTGTTTCAAACTTAAGGAAAATTTAATGTCACGCATAGTTGATAATCTTATAGCTTTTAGAGTCCTCTCGATGCTTGTTAAACCATTTCCTGAAACAGAAGCATTCAAGTTTGGTATAATTGATAAAGCAGGTAAAAAAATAAGAGATCCTAAAACTGAAGAAGAAAAGGATTCTTACGATTACCTAAGTCGATTGACATTCAATATGAAAAAATTGATAAATAAACTTCCTGGCGGAGATACTAAATTAAAAAATATAGTAGCTGCCTTGTTTTTAATCAAAGAACAATGGAATTCTAAATCTGAATTAGAGACTATTTCAGAACATGAGTTACAAAGAATTATAAACCTTAATGTTGTTCTTGCAGAAGAAACATTACAGGTAAAGATGTTTGAAGATGGCGCTATTGTAGGTCAAGGGCAGGTTGTTGCTTCTACAGAACCAACTAATAAAACAACCGGTTTAGTATCAACACAAGAACCAGTTATTAGAAAGAAAAGACCTCCTATTGTAAAAAGGCAATCAATGAAACAAATTGCTGTTGACATTAATCAAAAAACACTATGATGTTCTTATTAAACTTCCTACCAGATTGGATATTCTATGCATCAGCATTTGCAGGTGTTATAGGAACAGTTTTAGTTATGGTATTTGGTGGTTTAATATCTTTACCGTATAAATTAGGATTACAGATTTTATCTGCATTTCTATTAGTTGTAGGTATATTCTTTATTGGTGGTATGTCTAATGAAGCAGAATGGCAATTAAAAGTCAAACAGATGGAAGCAGAAATTGCTAAGAAAGAACTTGAGGCAGAAAAGATTAGTCATGAAGTTGTAACTAAATATGTTGATAGAGTTAAAATTGTTGAAGGAAAAACCCATGAAATTATTAAGAAAGTACCAATTTATATTACCAAAGAATCTGATGATAAGTGTACTATTAATAATGGGTTTGTCAGCTTGCACAACAGTAGTGCCAGTCAAACCAAAGTTCCCAACACCTCCAGAGATATTAATGAAGGAGCCTCCGATGTTAAACTCTCTGAGGTAGCAATAACAATTAGTAAAAATTACGGAACGTACTATCAAGTAGTAGAACAATTAAAATCATTACAAGAATGGATTAGAAATCAAAAGGAATTGAGTGATGGTTAATGAACTAAAAACAGAAGTAGCAGTTCTGCAATCAGTAGTTTATAAAATAGATTCTGCCGTAGCTGAAATAGCAAAATCTTCTACCGAAGTGACAAGATTATTAGCAGTACATGATTCACGTATAGGTAATTTAGAGTTTGGTAGTAGAGAAACTTCAACAGATGTTCGTGAATTGTATAAGAAAATGAATGAAAATACAAAGGAAATAGTTGAAAAACTAGAGGATATGGAAGAAAGAATAGAACTTAAGTTAAAGGAGCATTCAGATAAATCCGTATCCCAGCATAAATCAATATCAGATAGGCTGACAGTATTAGAAAACTGGAAATGGATGGTAGTAGGTAGTGCAGTAGCAGTAGGTTTTCTAATTAAACATTTTGATATATTCAAATAAACTAACTAGCATTAACCTTGAAAAACCTGGTATAACCAGTATATCACAAAAGTAAACAGTTGTAAACAGTAAAATAAAAATATATTTTAATGTACAAAATAACATCTACATGATATAATAACCCTATTAAACTAAATAGGTAATTCATTATGATTGATATAGATGTTAAGTACGCGAATTTAATAATCCCCCAATTACAAAACGGTAAACAAAAATCTGAATTTGTTTGGAATTCAAGATGTTGTTTATGCGGTGATTCAAAAAAGAACCTCAAAAAAGCTCGATTATTCATCTATAAAAGATTTACAAGTCTATTTGTAAAATGTCACAATTGTCAATACAGTGGTTCACTTGGATCTTTTTTAGAAAAGGTTAATGCAGAATTGTATAAATTATATGTTATAGAAAGATATAAAACTGGTAATGATAAATTACCCCATACAGATATAGCAAAGGTGTTAAATTTATGAGCCCAGAGGCATTAGAAATAATACAAACAATAGGTGCATTCATTTTCGTATTAATAATTCTTTTTAGTATACGGATTATCGCCGTAGTTATAGGTTTTATTATTACTATGTTTGTAGGTGCAGGTTCTATTGTTATAGTTGTTGCTGGTATAGTTGCAATGATATATTTTGGGATACAGCATTTTATACCGGGATAATTTAAAGGAGAAAATAATGACGTGTGAAGTAAGAGTGATAGAGGATAGTTTAAATCCTCATAATAAAATAAGATTAACTACAATGCAATTAAAATATTGGAGAGGTATTCATGCGGAATTCATGACCCACCGAGTATTTAGTCGCAATGCTTCTAGTTCTAGAGCAATACCTGTTTCAACATTTCTTAAACAAGTTTGGAATGATCCTGCGACACCTATTCATTGGGGTGCAAATCAACCAGGTATGAAAGCTCGTATTGAATTAACTGGATTCAAGAAATGGTTTGCTCAGTTTATGTGGAAAACTTCAGGACGTATAGTATGTTCTTTAGTATGGATAACTAATAAAGTTAGTAGTCCACATAAACAAGTATTCAACCGCTTGCTAGAACCATGGCAATATATATCTGTTATAGTAACATCTACTGAATGGGATAATTTCTTTGAATTAAGAAATCATCCAGATGCCCAACCTGAAATACAAGAATTAGCGAGAGAAATGAAAAATGCAATGGACAATTCTACTCCTGCAGAACGGGTTTTTCACCTTCCTTATATTACTAATTCTGACTATATTGCTTTGGGACATGACAATACCACCGGAAGATTAATGGAAATATCTGCGGCAAGATGTGCAAGAGTATCATATTTTACTCATGATAAACAGATACCTTCAATAGAAAAAGATTTAAAACTATTTAATGATCTTGTTGGATCAATACCATTACATGCTTCTCCAACAGAACATCAAGCTTCCGCTGCAACAACTGATTCATTTAATAAGAATTTTAAAGGATGGATCCAACATAGAGTTACTGTAGAAGCTAACATATATAATAAAGGAAATAAATAATGTCGATAAGACTGTTAGAGAAAAAGTCTACATATACAATAGACTACCCAACTGCAATAGAATTCGCAAAACAACAAGCAGAAATATTTTGGTTACCGGATGAAATTGAAGTAGAAAAAGACTTGCATGATTTAAAGACTAATTTCACAGAAGCAGAATACCATGGTGTTATATCTACCTTGAAATTGTTTACCATTTATGAATTATCAGTTGGTAATGATTATTGGCAGAATTATGTAGGTAAAATATTCCAAAGACCTGATATTCAAAGAATGGCTACAACCTTTGCATTTATGGAAATTGGAGTGCATGCTCCATTCTATAATAAGATTAATGAAATTCTAGGTTTAGATACTGATGAATTTTATAATGATTATTTGAACGATGAAGTTTTAAAGAATAGAATGGAATGGATAGGGAAACGAGTAGAAAAAAGAGATTCTGTATATAATATTCTTAAGTCGATAGGTATCTTTTCAATGATTGAGGGTGCTATATTATACAGTTCATTTGCCTTTCTAAAACACTTCAATAATGTTGGCAAGAATAAACTTATAAACATTAATGCAGGTATTAACTTTTCTGCTATAGATGAAACACTACATAGTCAGGCAGGTGCATGGTTATTTAGGACTCTATTGAAAGAAGCACTTGACGTTGGAGCTATATCAGAAGAAGCATTATTAGAATTAAGAACTGAACTTGAAGATACTACAAAAGTTATTCTCGAGCATGAAACAATTATTATAGATAAGATATTTGAAAAAGGACATATTAAAGGTATTACAGAAAATCAATTAAAAAACTTTGTTGAATCAAGACTAGATACATGTCTTAAAAATCTAGGGTATAAAATGATATTTAAACCGTCATATAATCCTATAGCAGATTGGTTCTATCGTGATTTAGAATCAAGCACATTACACGATTTCTTTTCATCCACTGGCAATGATTATAATAGAGCATGGTCAGAAGGCAAATTCCAATGGTAACCGAGCAATTAAAAATGATAGAAGACGCACAAGTAAGATATTTAAGAATGGAACTAGCAAAGGCAACTGATCCTAAAAGAAGACAAGAATTAAAAGAACAACTGGATAAGTTAGATGAAGGTCTAGGCGAAATTAGTGAGAAACAAACTTTATTGGTGGAATGATGGTAAAATTTAAAAGTATATACGATGAATTAGGAGAAGAACGTAGACAACTCCAGTCTGAAGGCACATTACCTGAATGGGTAACAACACCCGCATATCAAATGTTAAAAGAGAATTATCTTTCAAAAGATTATCCAGATTTGAAATCTGTCTATACCCGCGTAGCTTCACATGCTGCAAGGTATACATCAAATCAAATATTATGGGAAAATAAGTTCTTTAATCTATTATGGAATGGTTACCTGGCGGCTTCTACTCCTGTATTATCTAATATGGGTACAGGAATTGGATGTCCAGTATCTTGTTCAGGTGGATTCCTTGAAGATTCTGTTTATTCATTTTACGGTGCTCAACAAGAAGCTGCAGTTCTATCAAAAAATGGATTTGGTACATCCGGTTATCTAGGAGCAATCAGACCTAGAGGTGCTAAGATTGCCGGCATAAAAGGTGCTGCTTCCGGTGTATTGCCGGTATTTAAAGACTTTGTGCAAATGTCAAGAGATATTAGTCAAGGTTCTCAAAGACGAGGTGCTTGGGCAGGTTATATTGAAATAGATCATAATGATTTTTATGAATTAGTTAACTATATTAATAAGAATCCAGATGATGCTAATATTGGTTGGAATATTTCAGATGCATTTATTGCTAGATTAGAAACAGGTGATAAAGATGCTATTGAGAGATACCAAAAAGCATTAAAGTTAAAGATGGTAACAGGTAAAGGATATTTTAATTTCATTGACAAAGTCAATAAACAAAATCCACAGATGTATAAGGATTTAGGGTTGACTGTAAAGGCTTCAAATCTTTGTTCTGAAATTCAATTGATGTCTGATGAAGACCATACCTTTTCTTGTGTGTTATCTTCAATGAATGCTAGTCTTTATGATCAATGGAAAGATACTGATGCAGTATTTGTTGCAACTGTATTCCTAGATTGTGTAAATCAAGACCTAATTGAGATTGGTACAAAAACACAAGGGATGGAAAAGGTAGTTCGTTTTGCTAAGAAAAGTAGAGCACTTGGTTTAGGTATGTTAGGATTCCATACTTACCTTCAGGATCATATGATTGCATTTGAATCAATGGATGCTTATTACAAGAATACTGAAATCTTTAAACATCTTCACGATGAAACATTAAGAGCAAGTCAATGGATGGCAAAAGAATGGGGAGAACCATTCTGGTGTAAAGGTTATGGTGTTAGAAATACACATAGAATTGCTATAGCACCTAATCTAAGTTCAGCATTGATATGTGGTTCTGTTAGTCAAGGCATTGAACCAATCTATAAGAATGCATATGTACAAAATACATCGGCAGGTAAAATGGAAAGAGTCAATCCATCTTTATTAAAAGTAATGAAAGATAAAGATGTATATTCACAAGATACTATAAAAGATATTATTAGTCATAATGGTTCAGTACAACATGTTGAATGGTTGAATGAAGATGAGAAATCAGTATTTAAAACTGCATTTGAAATTGACCAAAAACAAATTATTCGTTTAGCTTCAGGTAGACAAAGATATATAGATCAAGCACAATCTATTAATTTGTTCTTTAGTGCTGATGAAAATGAAGAATATATTTCTGAAGTACATAAACTGGCATTTCTTGATCCATATATAAAGAGTCTATACTATATACGTAGTGAATCAGGAGTAAATGTTAGTAAAGGTGAATGTACTAGTTGTCATGGATAAATAAAGTTTTACAAATTGTAAATTGGTTTACCATATTGTAAGCCAATTAAATTAAATTAAATAAGGATAGAAATGGCAACATCAAAAACATTTGAATGTAAATCATGTGAAACTGAAGGCAAAATAGTGATTATATCTAAAGATATAAGTTTAGAAGAAATTGTATATTGTCCAGTATGTGGAGCAGATATATTAGAAGACGACACGGATGACTATTATTAATGACTTGGTATTACAAGGATGTTGAGATAACTGAGTTACCTGATAATTGTATAGGTTTTGTATATTTAATAACTTGTATACCTTCAGGTCGTAAATATATAGGCAAGAAATCCGCTAAGTTTTCAAAAACAAAAACAAAAACTATTACTTTAAAGACCGGCGAAAAGAAAAAGAAGAAGATTAAATCAAAGGTAGATTCAGATTGGCTAGATTATTATGGATCTAGTATTGAACTATCTTTGGATGTATCTACATTAGGTCAAGATAAATTCAAACGCGAAATAATATATTTCTGCTCATCAAAAGCTGCATGTTCTTATTTAGAAGCAAAGGAACAAATTCTTCGCAATGTATTAGAATCAAATGATTATTATAATAATAATATAATGATTCGTGTGCATGGTAATCATATACGAGATAAAGTCCTTATTATTTCTCCCTAGGAAACAGTCTATTTCCTTATTGGTTAAAAATAAACGTTTACAATAATGTAAACTAATATATAATAGACTCATAAATTAAATAAATGAGGAAATTATATATTATGAAATACAGAGTAGATATTCAATTAAAACCAAAAGGAACATTTTCAGTACTAGATATTATCGCAGGTAATAAAGCAAAAGCAATTGCTTTAGCAATGGAAAATGTTATAGATTGTGGTTATACACTTTCTGATTTTAAGAAAGTTAATGTGAAAGAGGTTAAATAACTATGTTAGAATTTGTGCAGTATTTTGTTGTAATTGCGTGTGTAATGGGTTTAGCAACATTAACGCTAGTCGATATTTGCGATTGGTTTTCAAATAGATTAGAGAGGTTCAAAAAATGAGAAGTCCAGTAGCAAAAGCATTAAGAACTCCAAGGTTCAAGATGCAAATTGTGAAATCCAAAAAACTTTATAGTAGAAAAGGTGTAAAAATATCATGAAATTAACAGCGACATTAGTATTGGTTTTAATAGTATTATTATCAATTGCACCTATATCATTAATATGGGCATTGAATACCTTGTTTCCAAGTTTAGCAATAGAATCATCACTTGAAAATTACCTTGCAGCATTGGTACTAATTTTAATTTTTAAACAATCAACAACATCAGGAAAATAATATGACATTAGTAGTGAGCAATCCGGTCGACAAGAAAAAAATCAAAGATGCTTTATTTGAGATTAGCAATTCCTTTACTAGAATTGACGCTGAAAAGGAACTCATTAAAGATATAGTTGAAGATTTGGCTGATAAATTTGAGTTACCTAAGAAACATATCAACAAAATTGCAAGAGCATATCATAAGCAAAACTATAATGAGCAAGTAACTGACTCTGAAGAATTTCAACATCTTTATGAGTCTTTACTTGAGACCGAATGATCTCTAATGTATTGATTCTATTTAATAAAATAAAAATAATCAGTTAGGCGCACACTTTTTTATTTTAAGGGTGATAGGATTAGCATAAAGTGAAAAAAGCCCACTTTTTAATAAAAAAAGTATAATATAATCAATTACTTAAAAGTGCACTTTTTACACTTGGTAACTATTTACTTTTTTCAGCTTTTGATATATAATGGTACTTTGAAATTGGAGCAATTATGGCTATAACAACTAAGAAAATCGAGCGGTCAGACTCTTTTGTTGAGAGTAAAAAAGCAAAAGCTGAAAAAAGACGGGACAAGGTTCGTAGTATTGAAGCTAAATTTAAAGGTGGAGATGAGCCTTCTACAGATCCTTTCAATTATAAAATGTCACTGGTTCATGTAACTAATTGGTATAATCTTAATATAGACTTTAAGCAAGCTAGAACATATATTCATGAATATCTTATCTCAACTGAAAGAAAGAAATTAGTCCCTACTATTAATAAAGCTTCTGATTCGGAAATAAGATCTCTCGGTGTTTTATGTCGTCTAAAACTTAGAGAAGAATATCTCGAAGATGTACATTCAAATTATATTGAAGATACAATTAAAAGGTTGATTGAGATTTACAGTTTAGTTAAAGAACCAGACATTTTAGTTACTACTAAAGTAGAACCTAAGATTAAAGTAGATAAAACCCATGAATTAGCAATTCAGTATTCTGAAGATATTGAAGGTGCTATCGATGATTTTGTCAAAAATAAAAAATCTGATTTTGATATTACAAGTTATTTAAAAGCTCGTGAAATCACCGGTCCTGTAGCTAAAGATATAGGTTCATATTATAATGAACTATTAAAAGAACTTGAAGAAGTAGAGACTGATTTAGATCTTCAAGAAGGATATAGCAATTTCACAAAAGCTCAATTAAAGAAGTTTATTACATTTGTTTCTTCTATAGTTAATGGATGCAATCAACGTATAGTTTCAGCAAAGGTATCTAAACCTAGAGTTAAGAAACCTATACCTCTAAATAAAATTATTGCAAAGGTTAAGTATCTTAAAGAGTTTGGTGATCTTAAACTAAAATCTATTTCACCTACATCCTTAGTTGATAGTAATGAAATATGGACTTATAATACTAAGTACAGAAAACTTGCGGTATACAAAGCAGTTAAAGATACTAAATTGACTATTAAAGGTACAGCAATTCTTGGTTTTGATATAACTGAATCTATACAAATTATGCTTAGGAAACCGGAGGAATTCTTTAATAATACTGCAATAGCAAAGAAAACTTTAAGTGCTGGTGTAAAAACAGTTAATGCAAAAACAGTAACACCAAATGGCAGGTTGAATGAAGACACAATATTATTGGGAGCATTCTGATGATTATATTAGATTATTCGCAGATAGCAATGTCTGTTATAACAAACAGTGAATTCAAACCATTATTGGTTAGTGGTGATGAAACCCAAGTTAAGAATATTGTAAGACATGCTATATTGAATACTATATTATCTTATAAAAATAAGTATAGTAAAGAATATGGCCAAGTTGTAATAGCAGCAGATGGTAGAAACTATTGGCGTAAAGAAGTATTTCCTTACTATAAAGGAGATAGAAAGAAAAGTCGTGAAAAGTCTGACTTGAACTGGAAACTAATATTTGATTGTATGACTAGTATCCGTGAGGATATTAAAGAATATTTTCCATACAAAGTTATGCATATTGATAGAGCAGAAGCAGATGATATAATTGCAATACTATCTGAATGGTCTCAAACAAATGAACTAGCATCTACAGGTTTATTTGAGGAACCACAGAAAATAATGATTATTAGTTCTGATCATGACTTTTTACAATTACAGAAATGGGATAACATTTATCAGTTTTCTCCTATAATTAAAAAGCAGTTAAAGATGTCAAAGCGAGATCTTTATGAAAAGTATATCACCCATATTGTAAAGGCTTCTGATGACGGTATACCAAATATACTAAGTGATGATTCTGCCATAGTCACAGAAGGTGTAAGACAAACCCCAGTTTCAGCAAAACGTCTTGCAGAATTTATCGAATTAGGAAAAGCGGCATGCAAAAATGATACTGAGATAAGAAACTGGGATAGAAATGAACAATTGATATCATTTGAAAAGATTCCTGTTGATATAAGAGAAACTATTATCGATGAATATATAAACTGTAAACCCAAAATGGATCGAATGCGAATAATGAATTATCTTATCCAAAATAGATGCAAATTACTATTAGACAAAATTGAGGAATTTTAGTGAGTAAATATTTAACAGAAATATTAGATGAAATTAATACTGATGCTTCAGCATTAATGAAATATAGAGAAAATGGGGCGTTAAGATTATTGTTTGAATATGCGTATGACCCAGCAAAACGGATGGTATTACCTGAAGGATCTCCGCCTTATAAGGAAGATGTGGCTCCAATTGGTATGACTCCAGGCAATTTAATGATGGAAGTAAAGAAGTTATATATCTTTTGTCGTACTGATTTAACAGCATTACGTAGAGAATCTATCTTTGTCCAATTATTAGAAGGATTACATCCTACAGAAGCAAAGTTAATTCTTGCTATTAAAGAACAAGATTTGACTCCATTATACAAAAATTTAAGTCATAAATTTGCATTTGATAATGGATTAGTTTCTATTGCGCCTGTGGAAAAGGTGAAAAAAGAAAGAAAAAAGTCGGTGAAGACTGGTCAGGTAGACTCGCCAGAAACCGAATAAAAGATAAAAAAAGTGAAAATAAATGTATACATTTCCTGAGAACGTGTTATAATAAACTCATACATTAATTAACTAAGGAAAACTATATTATGAGAACACAAAATTATGTAATGACATTAGATCCTAAATCTACCGTTGAAATGGCTCAATTAGCTTCTATTAGAGCCACAGTTAAAACTCTTAATAAGATTAATAAACAATCTTTTAGAGTATCTGTTAAAGGTAGATTAGGAAAGAATAATCCAGCGGCTGTTAAATATAAAAATATGGGTATTGTTACTATAGCTTTAGCAGATGCTGTTCGTTGTGATATCTATATTCATAGAAGATCATAATAAATTTTATAAATGCTCCCTAAGCATAAGTGGAGATGCAGTTGACTTGTAATCATCATAAATCGGTTCGATTCCGGTAGGGAGCTCCAAATTATCACTATCTTCTAATGGTAGGATCCTGTACTAAAGATACGGGGAAAGGGTGTTCAACTCACTCTAGTGATAACTTCAATGCCGAAAGAAGTAGTGCTGCGGATTCGCAGTACAAGACGGCACTTTTAATAAAACACATTAATCGAGTTTATATAAATTCGCTTACTCGTTAAGAATAGAGGCGACTAAAACTATTCTATAGTGTGTTTTATTAAAAGTATTTGGGTTGATTGTATCAATTAACCTTTGCACACTTTAAGGTCACAGTGGACGATGTGTGTTGAAATACTTTAAAATAAGTGAAAATAAACGTTTACATTATCAGAAAAAGTGTTATAATAGACTCATAAATTAAATAAATGAGGAAATAAAATGATTAATGCTCCTGTTATAATGTACAAAATGCTTAGAGTTAAATTTAATGATAAGACTTATCGATTGACTGATAATGGTTATACTGGCATTTCTTTTGAAGTATATGATGATTATTCAGGTTGGTCTTCTTTGGATCAAGAAGAGCTTGAAGCTGAGTTTAATAATGAAGAAAGATATGCTATGGAAATGTTGTTTGACAAATAATAAACGTATACTTTTAGTAATAAGTAGTTTATAATAACTCATAAATTAAATAAATAAGGAATATTATATTATGAAAGAATATGAAATAAACTTTGATGTATGGAATATCCTTTGGGGTAAACATGAAAATAAATATGATTTTTTTGTTGCTAGTTCTCCTGAAATAGCTTGTAATAAGGCTTATTGGAAATATGGAGATTTAATCGACATATTAAATGTTTCTATTTTTGAATAATTTATAAATTAAAGAATTAATCGGAGTAATTACCCGAAAAGTAAGCACTGCCAATAGTAGAAGGCGAATCTACTGGAACAACGGTGGGGTAAGAGTCCCTAATTACGCTCCTAATTTTAGAAAAACATATTTGACGGTTATTCTAGTGCAACTCAACGGCATGGGGATAATTGGTGGTGCTGACACACTGCGAAAAGTTTATTTGTCAGAATAAATGAATATTAAGTATGTTTTTTAAAATTTTAATAATGCCACTCTAGTATAATGATAATACAATTGACTTGTAATCTCTAGATCGCAGTTTGATTCTGCGGAGTGGCTCCAATTTTGCTAACGCCCCAGACGTAAGGTTTCTAGAACCAAGAAGTCAAGAAAATTAAAGCAGCAGTTGGGTTCGCTGCGGCAAAAACATATAGGACCGATAGCATAATGGTTAATGCTCCATCCTCATAAGATGTAAGATAGGAGTTCAAATCTCTTTCGGTTCACCAGTTTAACGGAATGTAGCTCAGCTTGATAGAGCGGTGCGTTTGGGGCGCACAGGTCCAAGGTTTGAATCCTTGTATTCCGACCAATTGATGTACCAGTGGTACAACCAAGTATCCGTATCGTCCGGATTATAATAGACGACCAATTTATGCGGGATTCGTAAAATGGTATTACCCTAGTTTTCCAAACTAGAGTCATCGGTTCGATTCCGTTATCCCGCTCCATTTATATTAATAGGTGATTTATGCAATTTATAATATCAATTATCGCATTATGCGGTTTGATTGCTGTATCAGTTTATACAGTAAACCACGAAGACACTGTTAAGATGGAAATAGCAGCAAAATCTGGATTAATACAATGTCGTGAAGGGTCATTCGTATTGTGGAAGAAAGAGTGTACTAAATAATTTTAATTAATAAAAGGAAAGTGAAATGAGTGAAGTTACACCAATTAGAAAACAAGTATTGATTGCCCAAATAGCAAGAAAAACTGTATCAACCGGTGGTATTATTATTGAAGGCGCTAGATCGGTAGCTGATAATGAAACAGGCAGAGTATTAGCAATTGGTTCAGAAGTTACTGAAGTTGCAGTTGGAGATGAAATATTATTAGATTGGTCTAAAGGTAATCCTGTTACTATTAATGGTGAACAAAGAGTAATGATTAAAGAAGAATTCATTATTGCTGTATTAGACAGATAATATATTATGAAAAAAGAATTGTTAATTGGGTGTGGAAGCAAATTAATTAAACAATTATCAACTACAGAAGATAAACAATGGAATAATCTTACAACGTTAGATATAAATCCAGATCATAATCCAGATATTATATGGGATTTAGAAGAACTTCCTTTGCCTTTTGAAGATGAAACATTTGATGAGATTCATGCATATGAAGTTTTAGAACATATTGGTAGACAAGGAGACTATAAGTTTTTCTTTGCACAATTTGCAGAGTTTTATAGAATATTAAAACCAAATGGTTTAATTCATGCAACTGTTCCTCATTGGCAATCAAATTGGGCTTGGGGAGATCCATCACATACTAGAACTATTCAATTAGAAACACTAACATTTTTAAATCAACAGGAATATATAAACCAAATTGGTAAAACTTCAATGTCTGACTTTAGATACATATATAAAGCAGATTTTAATCTTGCCGCATATGATATTAAAGATGGTAACTTTGCTTTTGTTTTACAAACAGTTAAACCGTCACGAATTGAGAATAAATAATGGATATTGAATTAAGTAAAGAAACTCTCGGTGGTAAAAGTCTATTAGTTGGTACTCCAATGTATGGTGGTCAATGCTATCATGAGTATCTACATGCTTTATTAGAACTGCAACATTTATGTTTACAGTATGAAATTCCTATTAAACTAATTAGTACATCTAATATTAGTTTAGTACAAGAAGCACGTAATCATATTGTTAATCAATTCTTGGAAACTGAATTTACACACTTATTGTTTATTGACGCTGACGTAGGTTTTAAGGCAATTGAAGTAATTGCTATGTTGGCTACAGGCAAACAAGTTATTGGTGGAGCATATCCAAGGAAACTTATTAATTGGAACAATATAAAAGATGTTATATTGAAGAATCCTGATATTGATCCAAGTTTATTACCATCTGTAACAGGTTCATTTCCTATTATTCCTGTAGATACAAATGCTGAATATAGTTCTGCCAATATTATGAAAGTAAAGGGAACCGGAACAGGTTTAATGATTATTGAACGAGATGTATTTAAACAATTCCGTGAGTCTTATCCAGATTATTATTATTCACCTGATGTAGATTCCTATCAATTAAAGGGCGAAGCAAAACAGATTCAATTGTCTTATTCATATTTCAATGTAGGTATTACTGAAGTAGAAGATGGAGGAATTGTTCAAAAAGTAAATATGGGAGAAGATTATAAATTCTGTTATATGTGTAGAAAAATAGGTATTGATATTTGGTATGCTCCATTTACTAATACCACACATACAGGAACTTATGCATTTTCAGGTAGTATTGGGGCATTAGCAAAATACTCTAATGGAGGATTAGTAAACTAAATGAGTAGTTGGAAAGGCGGTAAAGGTAGTAAACCAAGACCAATTTCAGACAGAAAGAAGTTTGATGATAATTGGGATGCTATTTTTAACAAGAAAAAACAAGATGATTCTAAAACAAAAGAAGAGGTGAAAGATGGCGTCAACAGCAATAATTAAAAAATGTGTTTGCAAAGATACTCCTGCGGCAAAATTCCAAGATAAAGAATATGGTCAAGGAAACAGAGTTTGTAATGAAGACCAGAAGAAAGGTTATAAATGCACTGTTTGTGGAACTAATCATAAATAAAACGTTTACATTCCCTAAAACTATGATATAATAGACTCATAAATTAATTATTGAGGAATATTATATCATGAATAAAGTAGTACAAGTAAGACTTCAAAAAATATCAGAATTTGGCGGCTGGGTGGGAATGATTCTTATCCAGTCCTCAACCATCCCAGTTTCAATAAGTATCATTCGTGGTAATGTTGAAAGAATACCTCCTATAGATATGACTATTATGATATGGGTAGGATTGTTCTTATTCTTATTAAGAGCTATTGCTAATAAAGATTCGTTATACATAGTATCTAATTCAGTAGGATTCTTTTTTCAAACAATTCTATTAGTTCTTATAGCATATAAATAGTTTCTTCCTAGGAAACAGTCTATTTCATATTTGGTTAAAAATAAATGTTTACATTTACAGAAGCCATGATATAATAGATACATAAATTAAACTAATGAGGAATTATATTATGAAATCAACTACACCTATCCAAGATCGTTTAGACAATGGATTTAAAATTATTGCAATTGCATCTTTAGATATAAGAAAACAACCTATAAATCGTGATGAAATTGCAAAAGAAGCAGTAAGAATCGAACGTTGTGTCGAACATTTTTATAAAATCGAAAACCATGATCTTCAATATCCTGAATATGCTACCAATTTTCTAACAGAAAAATACCGTGATATTATCGAAGGTAAATATGATGGTGAATGGTTAAATGATATTAAAGATGTAAATTATGTTGAAGAAACTTTTGGTGGTATAGAATGAATAAAGAAAGAGAGTTGTTGAAAAAGATTTTAGCCACAGGTTGGTTAAATCACGAGTTAAGTTGTGAAGTAGAAGAAATCCTCGCCCAGCAAGAGCAAGAAACGGAACAGGAATGGTATAGAAGAGGTTTAGAAAAAGGGTTCATTACAATAGAGTAATTACAAAGAATTGGAGGTAAGTAATGAGTGAAAATATTTCAACAACTTTAATGCAATGGAAATCAGATAAACAGATTAAAGCAGCAAAAAAGAAATCTGTTAAACAATTAGTGAAAGATGGTTCTAGTCATAATCTGGCAAAGAAACTTGTTAATGAAGCCTACACCAGGATTAAAAATGAAAAGATATAATTGCAAGCATGGTCCGGTAGATATGATTGAAGAAGCAGAAGGTTATTGGGTAACTTATGATGAATATAACCAAAGCATGCTTGATAATAATAAATTAGTTGAAAAATCTTGGAGATCCAGAGATAGTTTAGCTATTGCGGATGGGATCAAAGAGGAAAAACTTCAAGATATTATTGTAGGTTTATCTATTGCATTGTTTGCCGCAGTTGTTACATTATTGTTTATTTGGATGAGGAATTAATATGGATGTACCTGACAGGCCAATTTATGGGAATAGTTTTGGTGTAAATACCGGTGTTACTAATGTAGTAACAAGTGCTTCTACGCTAGTGAATATAAAATGAAAACTATAGCTTGGGTAAATGTTTTAGAACGAGATTTAGATACTGATGATGATTCTAAAGTTATTAACTCATATCCATTCCCAGAGGTAAATATTAAAGGTCATTGGTGTTTATCAATATGGCAATTAAAAGAGTTAATAGATAAAATGGAAGATGAAATTATGAAGGAATGTTATCATACAAGATTACATTTCATAATGAATAGATGGCACCCAAAGAACTTTATCAATATAGAATTTAAAAATTGGAAATATGAGGACTAAATGCAAACCTATAGAGCACGGGATTTAACCAAAGGTCAAGTTATTTTAAAAAATAATGAACAACTTGTTATTGATAGAGTTGATATATCTAATCGTGGTAATATTCTAGTTTGGGTTAATAACAAGATTAACCAAGTTATCCATTATGATCCAATGGATATTGTTATTTTAAAATAAACGTTTACATTCTCAGAAACCATGATATAATAGACTCATAAATTAAATAAATGAGGAATATTATATCATGATCAAAAAACCTACCGAATTACAATTCAACCTAATGACTAAGATAGTCGAAGATGATTTTACTAGTTTCAATGGTAATGCTAAAGCATTAATTGAATCAAGTGAACCTATTTGCAGTGCTACTTGGACTTCCATGATCGTTGAATCAGCATCAGATAAAGGAACCTTAGCAAGTTTAATCAATGCTGATTTAGTTTGGCATGAAGGAGAAGGAAGAGATTCTCTAGTAGGATTAACTGATTCTGGTTTTTTAGTTATGAAACAATTTTACGGAGTATAATATGGAAATTGAAAAAGTATTGAAAGGTGCATTCGTGTTATCAACTTTTATATGGTCTATGACTACTGTATTCCTATTGATATCTGTATTGTTTGGATTAGGAGTATTATGACTTTAATTGCTTACGGTTCGGATCTTCATTTAGAAATCAGAACCCTTGAAATTAACAATACAGAAGATGCTAAGGTATTAGTATTGGCTGGTGATATCTGTACTGTTACCGATTTAGATCCATTAAACGATATTGGATACTTTAGAAGTCAGCGAATTCATAACTTCTTCAAGGATTGCTGCGATAAGTTCGAAAAAGTTATCTATATTATGGGTAACCACGAACATTATCACCATCAGTTCTACGACACAATAGGTAGATTAAAGACAAATCTAGGTTATCTTCCTAATCTACATATACTTGATAGAGAAGCAATTACTATCGATGGAACTACCTTTATCTGTGGAACTCTTTGGTCTGATATGAATAACGAAGACCCTGCTACTAAAGGATTTATGCTTATACGGATGAATGACTTTAGAATTATTAAGAATGGAATGGTACGATTTAGTCCAAATGATGCTATAGTTGAACATCAGAGAATGGTTAAGTTTATTGATGATATAGTAGGTGAAGGAGATTATGTTGTAGTTGGTCATCATTCTCCTAGTTTTAGAAGTGTTTCAAAGGAATTTGAGAAAGACAAATTAATGAATGGTGGATTTCATTCTAATCTTGAGGAGTTCATTACCAATAGACCTCAGATCAAGGTCTGGATCCATGGACACTGTCACTCCAATCACGACTATATGATTGGTGAAACTAGAGTTGTTTGTAATCCAAGAGGATATGCTGGTTATGAAGCAATTGCTGATACTTTTGAAATAAAATATATTAATTTAATATAAACGTTTACATTCCCTGAAAACGTGTTATAATAGACCCATAAACTAATTAATTGAGGAAAGTGAAATGATGGTAAAATGTGTTGTAACTGGTAAAATGTATGACCCAGAAGTTGAATTTGCTAAGATTATGGCTCTACCTGAAACTATTGAAATGTTCGTAAGAATGAAAGAAGAAAGAGGTCGTGGTTGGCCAATCAATGAAGGATTTAACGTAGTTGATTCCTAATACCAATTCTATTATAAATTATGAGGAAGTGAAATGAAAGTAACAATAGATTTGAATGATTTGAAGAAATTTATAAAGACTTTAGATTCGAATAGTGATGAATGGTATGGACCAGAGAACTGGATGACTGGTAAATGTATCCAAGACTTCCTTGAATGGAAAGGTGAGAAAGAAATGGTTGAAGAATTTAATCAGTTTTTACAAAAAGAATTGTCGAGTTATTAAGATGAGAATGACAACTTGGCGTAAAGAAATAACAACAGTGATGATATCAAATGAAGATAAGGATATCACTAACTATGTAACTACATTAACCGAAGAAGAACTAGATGTTGAGTTTGATGCTGGTTATGGTGGGACTAGAGGATTACCATTCACTCTTTGGACAACTTGGTGGGTTTACTTTCCGATTGAATATGATGGTGCAGAGTGGGCAGGGTCAGTAGATAGGAATCCAACATATCATCCAACATATCATCAAGGTGGTTAAGCAAATGAGTAGTTTAAAAATGACACCAATAGCTGTTTCTATACATAGAGAAAATGAACATCCCCTATTTGGAGAAGGAGTTATCCATCTTAAATTAGAAGATGAGGCAGGTGGGTTCTTTTTCACAGTTAGTCAGGAAGAGTGTTCTATGAGGATTGACTACGATGAAATTAAGCAATTGGTAATTGCAGCTAAGTTTCTATTAGATGGTGCGAGTGGACTGGGTCAGGAGATATTGAATCATAGACAGGGTGGTTAGTATGCCAGTAACTGATTTGCAATTAATTATTTTTATAGTTACCAGTGTATTGTCTGGTGGGTTAATATTGGCTACAATGTATAAGATGTTCAAATGTATTTTTGATAAATTTAATGAACTGAGAAAAAGATTATGAGTGTTGAAAATATAGTATGTGGTTCTTTAGTGTTTATATCTATTATTCTTTTAGGAGAACCTGAATTCAAAGTTTGTGAGAATAAAATTGATGGTGTTTGTCCATTACATAATTTGCAATGTCAGTATCCAGAGTGTGAGGAATAATATGAGAATTTATTTTGGAAGAAAACCAGAAGGAGATGAAATTCAAAAATTGGACAAAAAATTTGAATTTTATTTAATTGAAAATGATTATAATGTTGAGAAAACTGTTGACTTTATGACATCATATTTAGTAAACAATTGGGACGAAGATGATTTTAAAGATGTTGTGTGTCATAGCATTAATCCATTATTAATCAATTATTTTACCGATGATTTTGCTAAAGAATATTTATGGATAATTGATGAAGAAGGTAATCATATCAAAATGGGTGATGATGAATCTATGTTAAAAAAATTAACAGTGCTTGGTCCAGGTGAAGTGGTGTGTGATGATTATAGGTCGCTCAAATGAGTGGCGGATTTTTTAACCACAGTCAATATAACCTAGACCAAATCTCAGCAGATATTGAAGATGAAATCTATTATAATGATTCAGAAGAAGTTAATGAATATTATGATAAGAAAGGCAATGGGTTTTCTGAAGATACTATACAAGAATTCAAATTGGCAGTATGGTATTTGAAACAAGCATTTGTATATACTCAGAGAATTGATTGGTTACTTTCTGGAGATGATGGTGAGGAAACATTTCACGAAAGATTGAAGAAAGATTTGGAGAGATTATATGACAAGTGATTTTATTGAAAGTAATAAAGAATTTTGGGGTCCAGAGTTTGCCGCTGCTGTAAATGTTGAATATAGACCAGAACACGATGCAATAGTTGCGATGGGTTGCTATACAATGGGGTATCATATTGCGGATAATTTTCGTGGTGGTGAATTTAGAGCAGAGATTTTAGAGTTTATTGGAGTTGAATGATGATTGAAAAAAGATTTGGAAAAACTAAAATAAAACGTTTACATTTCCAGAAAATAGTGTATAATAGACTCATAAATTAAATAAAGAGAGATTATATATTATGAAAAGAGATTTTATTAAATTAACAATAATGCAGTTTGGGATTGTTATTATTTTTAACAAAACCTTAGCGACAAAACTTAGAAATTTTGGTTGGGTAGTTCTCAGTATTTTTGGATACGAAATTGGAATATCCTACCCAGCTTGGGTTTTTAGATTAATTCATAATGAGAAATAATATGACAACTGTAGCAGAACTTATCACCTATCTCCAAACACTTCCACCAGAAACTACAGTTGATGTTCTCAATGAAGATTCATCAGGATACGGCAGTTATTGTCACTGGGTTGACCTAGAACTTCCAACTGAACATTTTCACGAATCTTCCGACTCAATGGATTTTTTCTCAGGTTCAGGCAAGATTGGACCTTTCCTAAGACTTGGGGGTCAATGATGCCTACTAAAGAACGAGTAAAAGAAATCCAAGTTAAGATTGACCGATTGAATTGTGAATTGCGACATATTAGATATGGTTGTAATCATATAGATACTTCAGTAGAACATATTGGTAGCACAGGAAACTTTGATCCTAGTGATGATGGTTATGAGAAAAAGTTTACCTGCCTAGATTGTGGCAAGATTTGGAGGGAAGATGTCTAAAACATATACAACTGAAGTTTATGAGTTTGGTCCAGATAATGATTTGATAATTAAACTTCCCGAAGAACTATTAGAAGAATTGAAATGGTTTGACGGTGATAAGATAACTTGGATAGACAATAACGATGGTTCATTCTCACTGAGGAAAGCAGATGATTTACTTAGATTATAAGTGGGAATTATTTTCCTTTGGCATTATTCTTGATGAAGAACTTAATACTGATGAAATTGGATGGAAAGAAGGCGATTGTTTTAGATTAGAAAAAGTTAAAGGTGTATCAAAGTTAGTTAAATTTAATACCAATATTATAAGGATAGATAATGAAATATAGAAAGAAACCAGTAGTAATTGAAGCGTTTCAAATTACAGAAGTAACAAGAAATTCTAATTGTGATTGGGCCAGACTGGATGCATCGTGCTTGGCAAAAGGATGTGAAGGAAACTGGTTCATTATATCCCTGTAAACCACATATTTTTGAAATGACCTATGAGGCAGTAGAATGAGTGATATAACAAAAAAAGATGGTCCAACAGGTGCACCATATCCTGGTGAAGTAAATTATTGGTATGACAAGACTGAGGATATGAAAATGAATGAACAAGCAATAGGTATACAGAATCCAGGTTCTGAAACACAATTAGTATTAGTAGAATGTATCCATCAATACCGTATGCGTTATGTTGTTGAAGTTCCATTTGGTAATTCTGTTTGGGCACTAGATACAGTTACAATGGAAGAAGCCAAAGAGTTTTCACAATTATCTCTTGGCGAAACTATTATATCTCATAGGATAGTATCCCGAGATGAAGTCCTAAAGTTATGTGATGAAGATAATGATTATGATTATTGCCATTCTTGGACTGATGAAGCGAAACTAGATGCATTTGTAACGTATGACAACGAAGATTTAATGGAGTATTAAAATGAATAGAATTAAAGATAAAAATACTGTAAAAATGCTCGAAGATGTTTTAAATTACACTGATGAAGAGAAGAAAACTTTGGAAGAAAACTTTATTCCTTTGCAAATGTATTCTTCCGGAGAAAACATCACATTACAAATTACATCAGCAATTAACAGAGGTCGTACTGATGCTAAATTATTTTATGCTAAAGTTCATTCTCCAACGGAATGTTCAATAGAAAGCGTTTTTGTGGAATTTGAAGATGTTCTGGTGATTTAAAATGGAAAGATATAAGCAAAGATTTAGTGGTGTGTTCGCACAACTGATTAAGTCTAATACTGGGAAATGGGTTAAACACGCAGAGTTTGAAGATATACTAAAAAGTAATGAAGACGCATTGTTTGATGTTATCAAAGAACGTAATGCAGATATTGAAATGCATAAACAGTGTATTGAAGAACTTAATGTGTTAATTAGTAAAGTTAATAAAATGAGAGAAGATGACCTTAAAGAACATCAAACAGATTCTATGGAAAATTTCTTAGAACTTCAACGTCTAGGTGATGATTTGGAATATCTTAAAAATTGGAATACCAAACTGTTTTCGTTATTGGTAATTTCAACCGTTTTAAATTTTATTATGTTTGGTATTGCCGCGTTATATGTCGGGTAACATTTGAAAATAATTATTATTAGTGAAAATAAACGTTTACATTACCTAAAACTATGATATAATAGACTCATAAACTAAATAAATGAGGAATATTATATTATGAAACAAACAATTCAAATGATAACGATGGCAATTACTACCGGTTTATTGTATATGGCTGCTAGTCTTGTTTTTAATATTTGAGGATATAAAAATGAAAGGTTTAATACGTTTAGTTGTTGGTGCATTAATGATTATAGGTTCCTTATTATATGTAGAGGTTAATCAAT